CTAGCCAACGGCCTCAACTACGAAAGATTCCCAGAGGCTATAAAGAAGGATTTTAACAGGGACAGGGAAAAATACGAGGGTAAGGCTGAGGTTTATGAAATCTGGTGCAAGACGTCGGAAAAGGTTTACTGGATTCAAACGACGGGCGAAAAGGCTTTGCTTGCGAAGTCGGAACCTCCTATCGAGTTTGAGAAGTTTTTTCCATGTGTAGTAATTGCTCAGAACGTAGACCCAGACTCAGTTATACCTGTATCTGATTATACTCATTGTAAAGACCAGATCCTTGAGATTGAGCGGCTTACCACTCGTATTCACGCCGTTACTCAGGCTATTCGTACCAATGCTCTTTATGACTCATCCATGGGCGCTCAAGTAGAGCAGCTAATGATTGGCGACCTAAAGATGATTCCAACTATTAACTGGAACAGTCATAAAGGTCGTGGTGGTTTGCAGAACGCCGTAGAGTTTATGCCAATCGAACCATACGTTAACGCCCTGCAAACTTTGCAGACCGCAAGACAAACAGCGCTCCAACAGCTCTATGAAACCCTAAAAGTATCTGACCTTTTGCGTGGCACAAGTGCAGAGTACAAAACGGCTACAGCTAACAGACTGGAAAACGCTTGGTCGTCCCTTGGTCTTATTGTTCGTCAGAACATGTTCACTAAGTTTATTTCAGACGCTATCGGCAACCTTGGTACCATCATTATGGACCAGTTTGAAGAAGCTAAGATAATGAACTGCGGCGATGCAGAACAAGTGCTTTCTCCGCTTATTCCACCAGAGCCGCCAGCGCCTCCAATGGACCCAAACATGCCGCCAGAGGCGCAACCACCAATGCCGCCTCCCGTAGACCCTGCGCTACTTATTGACGTCATGAAAAAGAAAATCATGGCGTTATTTAAGGATGATGACCAGTTTAACTACCGTATCCAGATTGCTTCCGACTCGATGGTGGCAATCGACCAGGCACAAGACCAACAAGAAGGTCAGGCGTTGCTTGGGGCAGCAGGCGAGTTTTTTAATCAAATGCGCGCACTCATTGAGCAATACCCACCGCTGCTGGAGTTTAGCATTAGCTTATTCCAGAACGTAATCAAGCGTTACAAAGGCGGTAAAGAATTGGATGGTTTGTTTACTGGAGCACTTTCTCAGATTGGTGAAATTTCCAAGGCAAGAGAAGAGGCCGCTATGCAACCTCCACCGCCAGATCCCAAGATCATTGAAATGCAAGGACGGATGCAGATTGCACAAACGGAAGCTAATGCCCGTCTACAAACAGCTCAAATGGAAGCCCAAGATAGGCATGACAAAAACATTCTCGCCTACCAAGACCAGCAACTTAAAATACAGCGTGACCAACTTGAAGCTCAACTTGCTGTTCAAAAACAACAGTTTGAGGAGTTTGTTAAGCAACAAGAACTTGTACTGCTCCAGCAAGAAATCAATATCAAAGGTCAAGCTGTTCAAGTTGATAACCTTAAAGTACAAGCGATGGCTCAGTCCGATGCGGATAAACACGCAATTCAGCAAGAAGCTCACCGCATGAAGGGTATTCTTGATATTCAAAAGCTAGAGCTAGACAACATGAGAGTTCGTCTTGCAGAATCGGAAAAGCTGATGGAGGAGCGTCGTCTTGCTTCAGAACAACAGTTAGAGCGTATCCGTATGCAGATGGATCAGGTTAATGCTAGCCCTAAGTTAATGAGTATGGGCGGTATGACTGGCCGAAAGAAGTCCGGCAAAATAATCACTGATGAAAACGGTAATCCAACAGCGATTGAAATTACCGAACAACCAGAAGTGAAAGTACAACGTATAACACTTGATGAAGAGGGCAATCCTAGCGGGATTGAGTTAAGCTAATGGCAAATGCAATTTATCCTAAAGCAAAAGAGAAGTTTCTTGACGCTCTAATTGATATTCCCAGTGACACTATCAAGATAGCTTTGATAGACACCGGAACATATACCTATAATTCCGCTGATGAGTTCTGGAGTTCTGCCAGTTCTGCAATCGTAGGCACCGCAGAAACATTAGCCTCTAAGACTATCACTAACGGCGTATTTGATGCAGCGGATGTTACCTTTACTTCCGTATCTGGAGTAAGCGTAGAAGCTCTTATCATTTACAAAGATACAGGCTCAGCAGCTACCTCACCTCTTATTATGTATATCGACGTAGCGGCAAGCGGCTTACCTGTAACGCCAAACGGCAATAACATTGATGTTCAATTTAATGCTTCTGGAATCTTTGCATTATGATCGTAGAAATTGTTGGTGGAACACTTAACTACATTTCAACAGCAACCGATTGGACGGCGCAAGTAACAGCTAGTGATACAGCTATCAGCATTACGTTTGCTAGTAATCTTGGCACAATGGAAATGTCTTCCGGTATCAATTACGACAATCTGGCCGCATTTATTGGGCAGGTGAAAGACGATTGCATAGCTCGTGGGATTAACTGGAGCGGAAACTAAATGGCAGCAATAACCGACTTATCAGACCTGATTAACCGATTTACTGGCGGTAACAGCGGGACTCCTGAAAATATATTTGTTTATAAAACTCCAAGAATTAACGGAACTGCGGTAGGAGCTACTAATGCTGCTGTTGCTGGTAAGTATGTATCATTGTGGCAATACGATGGAACGCATGGTAACGGGGCGGCTCCTGGAGCAGTAGCGGTGCCGACGAATAGCACCAATGGTGCGCTGCCTATTACCAATCCTGGTGGTTCAAGAGAAAAATGGTTAACTCAAGTTTCTGGCGCTAGTAGTGCTGCTGGTGTTTTATTGCTTTATGATAGGCTGCTTCATATAAGCGGATTGAGCGGAACATCTACAGCTGACCAGACGGTACAAGGCGCAAGCCCTAGCGTAGTTCTTACGCGCAATACTGGAGGCGTTGGAAATATTGTTTTTTACGAAGTGTATACTCAAATTGGAGCAACTGCGACAACCATTACAATGACATACACTAATAGCGCAGGCACAGGAAGCCGCACCTCTACGCAAACGATTGGAGGTACTGGATTTAGAAATGCTCAGTCAGGTTACATAATTCCACTAGCAGCTGGAGATAAGGGAGTTCAAGCGGTAGAAAAAGTGAAACTTACCGCAACTACGGGAACAGCCGGAGACTTTGGAATAACTATTGCAAAGCCAATAGCATATATTCCTATTGGAACTGCCGGAGTAATGGGATTTAGGGATTTTAGCACTGGGTTGCCAGGTATACCTAAAATAGATACAGATGCTTGTTTAGCGTTTTTGTTTTTATCAAACTCAACAACTGCACCGGAGCTAACCTACGGTTTAAGTTTTGTAGAAAAATAACATGGCTCTTAGTAACTACAGTGCTTTTTACAATGCCTTGCAGGAGCAAAACTCTGTTAATGCAACAATAACAGGAGGTACTGGCGCAAACACACGATTGCATGATTTATACAGAGGAGTCATAGATCCAACTACGGGCGCTGTTCCTGCAATACCATCAACAGCATCCGCATTAAGTAAATCCAATACTACAGCTCTAAATTATTACTTACCAAACTATTCCCCTGAATTGCCTTATATTGTAGGTGCAAGATCGAGCACTCAAGGCGTAGTGGGTTATTACTTGATTATAGATAGGTTATCGCATCAAGGTGGACTTGATGGGAATACAGCTTTAACTCAAACTACTAATCTTCCAACTGCTGCTTTAACACGATTTACAAGCGGTGTTGGCGTAATGATAGGATTAACAATTTATTCAGCAGTTGGTACCGCAGGAAGCACTATTACAGCCTCGTATACTAATCAAGCAGGAACATCAGGCCGAACTACAGTTGCTCAAGTATTTGGAATAAGTGCAAATAATACGGCTGGAAGACTGTTAATACTTCCCCTTGCTGCTGGAGATACTGGAGCAAGGTCTGTAGAAAGCGTTACTTTAGCATCAGGCAGCGGAACGTCAGGAAATTTTGGCGTAACATTATTTAAGATACTAGGTGCAATAGCTTTAGATACTACAAATAATAGTTTTACAAATGACATGATTACTGGAGGATTGCTTGGCGGCATCCCTGAATTGCAAGATACAAGTCACATTAGCTTACTAGGAGCATTTAACAGTACAAGTAGTTCAGGTAACGCAACTCTCTTAATAGCAGAGGGGTAAATGGCAACTAGGAGGTTTTTTGACGGGGCGCAAATTGAGATTGGCTCTTTGCCGATTGAAGGCGCTGCCGTTCAAACTATTATCCTAAACCGTTTAGAATCCACTGCTCAAACTTTTAATCCTACCGTAATTAGGCAAGCATCGAGTGTAATAACTCTTGATAGGCTTGAATCCACAGCGCAAATATTTCTTCCTACAGTTGCTAGGCAAGCCTCTAATGTAATTAGTCTTAATAGACTAGAATCCACCGCACAAATCTTTCTTCCTGTAGTAGTTCAAGCAGGGGGCGTTCAAACTATTACGCTTAACTTACTTGGCTCTACTGCTCAAATCTTTCTACCAACTATTTCTCAAGCAACTGGGATTATTGATACCTCTGATATTTTAGACAGAGGATTAAAACGGCGTAATACTTTAAGCGCTAAAGAAGAAGAAAACATTGCGGCACAACTGTTAAAAGCCAGGCAATCCAAGCAAGAAATAGCTAAGGAAAAGAAAGCTATTATTGATTGGAAAAAGCTAATCAGTGATGCAATCAATGGCGTTCAGACCATTGAAGAACTAGATGCAATTCAAATCCCGACAGAAGGGATTACTTCACCTGCTGTTACAAAACTGGTTCTAGCTGAACTAGAAAAGCAAAAAGAATTAAAACGATTAGAGCTTCAGATAGCTACAAAAGAAGCAGAGTTAAAAGCTGCTGAGCTGGAAATAAAGATAAGAGAGAATGAAGCTCAACTTATTGCTCAAATACAGGAACAACAAGCAGAGATTCAAAAAGCAAAAGATTTATACACAGAAGTTTATAATAGGTATAGGATAGCTGAAGAGGCCGCAGTCAAAGCTGAAATGGAGGCTTTCCTGCAAGCTCAAGAAACTGAACGGCAATACGTTGAGTTTAAGCGCCAAAGGGACAATCGAATCAAACGTCTCAAGGCTTTAATGTGGTTAGCTAAAATTGACTTATGAGTAAATACACACTATTCCAGTGGTGCCCAGTAAAAGAAAAAGTAGTTCCAATACAAGAAGTAGCAAAAAGGGCACAAAGTAACGCTCGTGATTTGTTCATTCAAGACGAGATGCCCCCAACAAGGAATCCTCTGAATCCAAAAGAGATTTACACCAGCAAAAGTAAACTCAGGGCGGTCTATAGAGCCGCTGGAGCTGTTGAAGTTGGGAATGCTTACGATAAGGGATACGTCCCAGAAAAAGAGACACGACGGTCCGAAACGCAAGTAATAAACAAATTAATGTCTAATTTAAGAGACAGGTTAAACCATGGAAGATAATCAAACAATCGACGTTGCTGATACTGAAGTGCAGGTAGAACGAAACTCTCCAGAAAGGCTTAGTATAAGAGCCAGTTTAGAACAACAGTTGGATGAGCAAACCACCGAAACAGAAGTTGCTGAACCAGTTGAAGAATCAGTAGAAGAAGTCGTAACTGAACCGCAAGTAGAGCGACCAGCATTACTTCCTCCCGCAGATATGCGTAAGGAGGAAAAGGAAGCGTTCCTCAATCCTACGGCAGCCAACGCCCATATCTTACAGGAATACCTTAACCGTAGGGCTTATGAAACTAGGTCTGATTACAGCCGTAAAATGGCTGAAGTTGAGGAGCTTCGTAAGCAAACTGCTAGCGTCT